CATGACCATCCGCGACGAACTGAAAGCGTTTCTGTCCGAGAAGCCATTCTCGAACCCGCTCACGGAGGAGGGACTGGATAAGCTGGCGGGGTGGGTGGAAGAATACCACAAGGATGAAGTGTATTATTGCCCACATTGCTTTCGGATGGTGCATGGCATCAAGCCACACTACGACCTCGCGGCGAAGCTGAAGCGGCTTGTAGATGCAGAATGTATTTTCAACTGGACGAACGACTCTCCGTGGATTGGCGCACCGGATGGAGCCTGGGGAACGGAAGGCATTGAGGACTTGCCGGACATCCCTGTCATCATCGACGCCGCCATCGCGGAGCTGGACAAGCGGGAGGCGGAGGTTTGAAATCCTAATGCGGTATTTGGTATAATGTTCGCCGGCGGGACGGGGAGAGAAAGGAAGAAACTATGTTATCCCTTGTTCTGGTTTCCATTCTCGCACAAACAACGCTTTTTGATGGCGGGCTTATCTGCGGCAGGCCTAACGATCAAGGTTTTACAATCGGCTTTCGGCTTACCCAAACCGCAGATGTGATACTTGCCGTCGGAACCCAGCCAGGGCTTGCCGATGTCCATTTATCAACCACCTATGCCGTCCTTCCCGGGAGCTACTTTCCCACGCTGAACGGGCTGTTCCCTGGGACCAGGTACTACTACCAAGCCGCAACGCGTCCAGGATCCATATGCAGCGCAAAGCGCCGAGACTGGATTGTAACGCCTGTACATGAAGCCGTCACGCAGCGGGGCAACGGCGAATCATTCACCGCGTGCATCGTGGCGGACGAACACCTCTGGCCGATCGATCCAACGCAGCAGGTTTTATATGGAATCACGCTTGATAACATACTCGACAAGGGGCCGGACCTTCGATTTTCTCTCGGCGACTTCAGTGGGTGTGAATCGTATGTTACATGGCCGATAGCCAACGTTGAAGAAGGCATCTACCGTTATTTCCTTCAGCGACAAGCCATGCAGGACGTAAACACCTGCGGCGCATTCTTCTTGGCGCTTGGCAACCATGAGGGCGAGCAAGGTTGGAGTGCCATCAAAGACGTTGCCTATCAATCGCGCCTCGCCGCTATTCCGAATCCAATAACAGGAGGCTTACGGCAGAACTACTATTCTGTAGAATGGGGCGACGCGCTTTTTATAGTTCTTGATCCGTTTACATACACACAAAATAAACCGCACGACAATGGGCCAGGTACAGGAACCCATGACGGCTGGGACTGGACGCTTGGCGAAGATCAATATAATTGGCTTCATGGCGTCCTGGCCACCGCTGGCGCAACGTGGAAGTTTGTTTTAATACATCATCTAACAAGCACGATTGCGACAGGTTTTCAGGCATACTACGGGCGCGGAGGAATTGAAATCGCGTCTTATGCCGTTGCCGGGCGCCCATCCTTCGAATGGGGCGGCGAGGATGGCGATGGGCTTTGCGTGTTCAATTCTAAGCGGCCTGGCTGGCAATGGGGGCCGATTCACCCGATGCTGGTGCAATATGGCGTAAATGCTGTTTTTCACGGCCATGATCACTTTTTCTGCTGGCAAGAATTGGACGGCATCGCCTATATCGAGTGTCCGCAGCCTGGCGACCAGACCTATGGGATGGGATGGAAAACCGGATCAGGCTATGTCAACGGCACGGCGCTGCCTAATTCGGGGTACATCACGTTAGACGTTTCATCGAATGATGTGACGGTGCGCTATCGGCGGTCCTGGCTTCCCGGGGATGGGGTGAATGACGAGATTGCCTTTGAGAAAACATTCTTAGGGCTGCTATTTAGGAATTCAAAAAGTGCATGGAATAGGACGCGGCCTTAATCAGCATCGGCGGGCAATATTGCAGTTTATTGGTTTAGGCGACAAAAGATGCGATGAACAATTCCGTGTTTATAGGGTGTCTCCCGCCGCCAAGGCATTAAGGCCGAATGACAATGATGACATATATGACGAATTTAAAACGGATTACGTGCGCGTTATGGTCGTTCGCGATATCAATCTGTTATATCCTGAAAGCTGCGCTAAGTCGACGCTGGCGTTTCCTTGTGACAAATCGGGAAGAATCACATCTTGGATACTTTTGACAAGTCCCGGCGATGGAAGTGACTTTGCCTCGCCGCTAATCGAACTTGGATATCGTCTTTACAGCGGCGACAAAGAATACGGGACACCAGGCAGGCGCAGGCGGGGCATTGATTCAAAAATTATTGATTTGAATTAGTCATGGTGTAGGATTTCCGTAAAACATACCGGAGGCCGCATTATGATTAAAGCGTTCGGGCTTGTTTATGAGGTGCAATTGTGCGATCGGATGGAAGACTCTGGCTGCTTTGATGCCGGTGAACAGGTGATTCAGATTTCAGCCGAGCAGCATAAGCAGCAACAGCAACGCGCGCTGTTTCATGAGTGCCTCGAACTTGTTGTTTGTGAGTTATGCATTCCGATATCGCACGAGGATCTTTCTCGCATAGAAACAGGGCTTTTTCATGTCTTGACGTCTAACGGCGTTGTCATCGAATCTTTAATGAATGTCATCGATTATACAGACGAAAATGTTCAACCGATATCAGGCTTTGGGGTTCAGTCGAATAATGAGCGAGAGCGTGGTTCAGAGGTGGATAGCGTTTGCGGACATGATAACTCAAAAGCTTCAAAGAGGCGAAGCGCAGTTCGGGGACGTAGGGCTAACGTTCGACGACCAAAGGCTAAATGACGAGCGCGACGAGGAGCTATATGACGTGGTTGGATGGACGTTTTTAAAGTGGATGAAGCTTAGGCGCCCAAGGCGTCAGGGCCAGCACCCGCCGCCGCTTGGGCCTGATGAAGACCCGTATATGGGGGAGAGGGAATGCTACTAATCGCCGGGGGAGATTCGCACCATCCGATGAACGATAAAAGTCGGTGCGAAGTCTTTCTCGACGATATCCGCCGCCGCCAGCCGGATGCGGTTGTTCTCATGGGTGATATTTGGGACGCCTACCGCATAGCGCGGTTCACGCATACCATGAAGGACGCGCCGAATACCCTGGAAGAACTCGACTCGGTGCAGCGGTTTCTTTATTGGGTTCGCAAGGCCGCCGGGCCTGCTCGCGTTGTATACCTCAAGGGCAACCACGAGCTTCGCCTTGACAAACACATGGCCGACCGGGTGCCTGAGATTTACAAGCTCGAGGCGGCTAACCTTCCTGAACTTCTAAAACTTGCCGATATCGGTATCGAATGGGTTGACGATCACGACGATTTGGTTATGGATGGCGTAACCTACCGTCACGGCGACATCGTGCGGAAGGACCCAGGCAAGACGGCGCTCGAATACGTGAGTCGATACGCGGCGAGCTATGCTATCGGCCATTGTCACCGTATGGCAACCGTACAAAAGCGCGTAGGCGATAGCGTTTTAACCGGGATAGAATGCGGATGTCTCTGTTCCATGAAGGCGGCGTACGACTACTGTTACAAGCCGGATTGGTGCCGTGGGTATATCGTGGTGCGCGACGGCGTGCCGGAACAGATAAAACTTGAAAGGTAAAAGCGATGGTTGCGCAAAGAAGCCTTAGCTATGCCGTTCTTAAGGCGTTTGCAAATAAGCTTGAAGATTGCTTGTCGCCCATGGAACTGAAGGGCGAAGGTGTAAGCGTTGAAGACTGGGAAGAGTTTTACGAAAAGGTTGATGCGGTTTATATGGAAATGGGAACCATCATTGATTTCATGGATGGTAAAGACGTATGAAGTTCAACGACCTATCTGACAAGCTTATTTCGTGGTTGGCGGATAAAGGCATAAAGACGCACGAAGACCTCATGGTAGCGCCGGATTCGGCGTTCCACGTGACCGACGCATTAAGCCGTGGCGCATGGCGCGATCTGGCGATGTACTTCCGCGCTTGCGTGGAGGATCCCCGCGAATGCGTGTCAGAACCCCGCACAACGCCCGTATGCGCGGATTCGTCGCGGGACGTGGAACATCGCCTCTTGGATATAATCGATCGCCTGACGGGCACCGTGCGGCTTACTGCGACGTCAACAACGGCTGCTGGCGGCATTCGGACATTCGATGATTGATAAAATTGCAGCAATCCGCCGCGAGCGCGTTTTTCTTCTCCTTTCACGCGGATCGGCCATAGAACTGATCGGCGCTTGCTGCAAGTTTTCCTTGACTCGCGCGAACTACCCTTTACCCTAGGGGGCTGGCGGTGTAAGAAGGGCACAACGATTGAGTAACTATTTTACAGAACTGAGACTCATAGAATGGCGACAAGAAGCTATAGCCGCTTCACCATGGTGGGTACAAGCAATCATATTAATCGATAATATTAATTTTAAGCAAGAGTACCTTTATGCCGCGTCACTAGCACCAAGACACCATATCGTATGCATCAATTAAGAGCGCACAAAATACAATGAACAGACTATTTCCAGAATTCATAAAACCGTTACTGCTTATAGCTAAACCTTCTATAGTAATTGAAGTCGGCGCGCACGCTGGCGACAATACAGAAAAACTAATGGCTTGGTGCTTCGAAAATAATAGCATCCTGCACATGATAGACCCATCACCAAAGTTTGACTTCGCGGCCATGGAAAGAAAATATTCAGCACAATTCCGCGCGCATATCGATACCAGTCTAAACGCTTTAAAAAATATAGTGTGCGCCGATATGGTACTAATCGACGGCGACCATAATTGGTACACCGTCATCAACGAACTGCGAATCCTAACCGAAAAAGCACAAGCCGCCGCTATCGCGCTACCAATTATTCTTCTTCACGACGTCGCCGAACCGTGCGCCTATCGCGATCACTACTACGCACCAGCAAGAATACCAGAACAATATAGGCACAAACATCATCCTGGCGGAGAACCGATACCGGCCATCGACAAAGACACGCCAAGAAACGGCGTGCTTTGCGCAGTAAAAGACTTCATGGCGGAATACCCAACAACGTACCAATTTAAAATGACGCATAAAGAGAACGGCCTAGGCGCATTGATAAGCGATCATCGGCTACAATCAATCGACGGCCTCGCGGGCTGGTTCAATGGGTTCGGTAGGTGCTAAATGGGAAGGCCTAAAAAAGTAATTGATGAAGAATTAGTGCGCGACCTTGCCAGCATCGGGTGCACATGGAAAGAGATAGCTTCTGTAGTTGGATGCGCGGAAACGCTTTTAATGCGCCGTTTTGCAAGCATTATAAAAGATGGACACGAGCATTTTAAATCATCGCTGAGAAGGTTGCAGTATAAGGCCGCACAAAATGGAAATGTGGCCATGCTGATATGGCTTGGAAAGCAAGTATTAGGACAACGCGAACGCGTCGAACACTCGGCTGATGAAGACACAGCAGACAAGGTGATAAAAGCCTTAAAGGCTATGGATGCAACAATCGGAACAGACAATGGATCATCTGACGATAATAACGGCGACAAGAAATAGGCCGCGCGGAATCGAACTCGCCGGGCGCTGGATGCGCAACCAAAGCTATTCAGGGCCGGTACGGTGGATCATCGTAGACGATGGCGAAGATCGGTGCGAGGCACCAACTGTAAAAACAAATTGGATTGTTGAAGTTATCCGCAGAGACGTCGAAACAAATGAAATAGCAAGTTTCACGGGAAACCTTGAGACCGGGATTTCAGCTGTCGATGCCGAATCAAATACGGTCGCCATAATTGAGGACGATGATTATTATCGGCCTGAATATCTTGAATTTATGCTGAAGGAAATGCACGACAGCCAGGTTAGCCTCGTCGGCATAAAGGCGCTGCACTACTATAATCTTCGTGATAAGCTATACGTCCCAATCGTCCCGATGTGTGCGGCCATGTGTACGACGTGCTTCAAGCGCACGATGTTCTCGCCGTTCCGATGGTCGCTTCGTCACGCAAAGCGTATGCAAACAATTGACGTTGATTTCATCCTATGGACCAGCGCGGCTATCCAGCTTCCGCATAAGTACGTCTTCCCTTCCAGGGCGATTAATATCGGCATGAAATGCATTCCTGGGAGAAGAAGAATCGGCGCACTTGGCTGGAAGGTTGACGAATCGCAGAAAGATAAATATCATATCGATCGGGACGGTACAATATTGCGGCGTCTTATCGGAATAGAAGAAGACGCGCAAATTTATCTCGACTTAATCAAGGAGATTGAGGCCGATGTCAAAGCCGCTGCTTCGCATGGCGCCTAACGGGCGAATATTAGACGAACACGGCGATCCGGCGCGATTGGATGATATCGAGTCTGGATATGCCAACGTGCTTATGGGGCACCAGTCGGCAACAAAATCCCCGATTAAGCATCTAAAGACGCTGGCCATGATTGTGGCGGATATCTACAAGAACGCCATAACCAACGCGTATATTGGAATGCACAATAAATACCTGTTTAAAATATGGGAGTTTGAGGGCACTATTCCAACCGAATATCTTGAAAAGATAGCTGATGCGCTTGAAGAAATAGGCCCGTTTTCTCAGTCAGATAAAAAGGCTGCACAAAAAGAACCGCCGCCCGGCGAATGATTGTTGCTAACGCCTCGATGGACGCAGCTTAGATACCATCCGGAACAGCGCCGCTTATGGGACAGCTTGACGCGTTTTTGCGTCATCCATGCGGGACGAAGATCCGGGAAAACCGAACTCGCCAAGCGCAAGCTTGTCATGCGGGCGCTTGCCTATCATCATACCAAAGACGGACATTTCGGCGCGTGCGCCCCGACATACTCACAAGCCAAGGCACTTTACTGGAACGACTTAAAGGCGCTTGTTCCGAAGCAATTTATCGGTGACATTTCAGAAAGCGAACTAACGATAACACTAAAGCCGGTGGCAACGCGCATTTCCGTCATCGGCATGGATAAGCCGTACCGCATCGAGGGAACGCCATGGGATGGGCTTCTGCTTGATGAGTACGGCAACATGAAGCCTGGCGCATGGGGCCAGAACGTGAGGCCTGCGCTTTCGACGCCAGGGCGGCCTCCTGGATGGGCGTGGCTGTTCGGCGTTCCAGAGGGATGCAACCACTACCACGAGCTATATCAATTCGCGAAGGATCCCGAGAATAATGACTGGGATGTCTTCTGGTGGAATAGCGCGGACATCCTTACCAAAGAAGAAATCGCGGCAGCCAAGGCGGAACTTGACCCTGTCATATTTCAGCAAGAGTACGAGGGGGCCTTTGTTTCTTTCGAGGGCAGGGCATACCACGCCTTCGAGGCGAGCGTTCATGCGCGGGACAGGTTGGAATATGATCCGGCGCTTCCGCTTTGCTTTTGCTTCGACTTTAACATCGAGCCTGGCGTTGCTGCTGTACTGCAAGACCAGCGATATCGTGGTGGGCGTGGCGATGTGGCCGATCAAATAACCGCCGTCTTGGGTGAGGTACACATCCGAAGAAACAGCAGGACGGATATTGTCGTTCGGAAGCTTTGCGAGGATTGGAAGCATCATACCGGACAAATAAGGTGCTACGGTGACGCGACGGGCGGCGCGGGCGGTTCTGCTAAGGTGGCCGGTTCTGATTGGCAAATAATCCGCAATATGCTTTCGCAGGCATGGCCGGAGCGCGTCGATGTGCGCGTGCCGAGAGAGAACCCGCGCGAACGCGTGCGTATCAACGCGCTAAATGGGCGGCTTCGAACTGCTGACGGAAAGATTCATATGCTGATAGATCCACGATGCAAGCGCATCATCGAGGATCTTGACAACGTGAGCGTGATTCCTGGATCTGCTGGCGAGCTTGATAAGACATCAAATCTTTTATTGACTCATTTAACGGATGCCTTAGGTTATTTCGTTGTGTACGAGCATCCGCTTCATGCAGGGGCGGAAACTGTTGCTATATCGGGGATTTATTAAATGGAAGGGCGACGCTCAAACTGGAACTGCGGCAGCTTCGGGTTGCGGGTTAATTGCATCGCCTGGGCCAAGCCCTTCCGTTTTATTTTAAATGGCGTGATTTCTCCTTCTCCTTGTGCGCGGGCCGGGCGTGCTTTGGGCGGCGGGCCTGGCCTGCGCTTTTTTATTGGGTGATTATTTATGGCGGATCAAAAAGCGATTGACGCGATTCGGGACGCGCTGAAGGAATATTATACCGAACAATTTAATACCGTCGTTGTGCCGCTGTTGAACGGGGCGGTGGCCGATATTGAGGTTTACTTGTCGGCCATCGCAAAGGATGCAACCGAGGCGGCCATGGTTGGCGACATGGAGTCAAGGCGGCTTCTGGCGAACCAGCTTTCGGTATTGGCGGAAAAGCATCGTATCATCATGGCAAATTCCGCGCTTCACACGATTCTGTCCGTGATCGACGTCGGCATTGCCATAGTTCCCAAAGTATTAGGGGCGATTCCATGACAAGACGAATCTGCATCGGTGCGCCGATTATCTTTACGCTGGCTTTGTCGTGCTGTTCTTTGGACACGAACATTGATAATAGCGCCATATTAGCCTCGGTATCGGATCTTGTGTCTATCCATGATGCATACGTGGTGGTGGACGTTGATATTGACGCGGCGGTTAAAAGCGACGCGCTGTCGGAAAGCTACGAGTTAAAGTGCTATATTCAAAATAATGCTACCACGCCGAGGCAGTTATTTTTGATGCTGCTTAAACCCGTTGCGGCAAGATACGAGCATTATGTATGGACGGATGAAACGCTTACCGACTTGCAACGCCGCGTGAGGCTTCGGACATCAGATCTATTGAAGAGCTTGGCATACGAAATCTAAAGAACAGGGGCTGTCATCATGGGCGAAGAAGAACACGGCGGCAATGATCGGGTATGGAAGGGCGAAGTCACCACGAAACTCGACAACATTCGAGAAGACATAAAGGATTTAAAGTCGTCTTTTGCCGCGCATCTTATGATGTGCGATCGGTCGCGAATGAATTATATGGAGCGCGTATCGCGGCTTGAGGAAGCGTCCAATACAAGGCACAAACTGACAATGCTATTCCTTTCTATACTGTCCCTCGCGGTGGCGCTTGGGCTGTTTAAGGTCATATAGACAAATGGAAGCGAAGGTAAACACGCCGTGTTCGTCTTGGGTGAAAATGGAACAGAAGTGGCGGCTTGTGCGGGCGCTTCTCGGCGGAACCATGGCGATGCGGGAAGCCGCAGCAGACTTTCTGCCGCAATATCCAAAGGAAGAGGCAGACGTTTACAAGCACCGGCTGGAATGTTCTTTCTTGAAAGGTTTCTACGCGGATGCCGTTGAAAACGTTGTATCCCTACCATTCTCGAAGGAAGTAAGCTTCGATGGCGAGCTTCCGTCGCCGCTTGAGCCAATGCTTGATAATATCGACCGCGAGGGAAACAACATCACGCAGTTTGCGCGCGCCTTGTTTCGCGATGCGGTCGCCTATGGCAAGAGCCACATACTCGTCGAATATCCTACGGTGACGGAAAACGAAAACGACATCGTGCGGGCGGAGCGCGGGATATATCCGTACTTTGTACATGTCAAGGCGGATCAGCTTATTGGATGGCAACAATCGGACATTGATGATGGCGTGGACCCGTCACAGATGCTTTCTCAAGTCAGGATTAAAACTCAGGAGGTGCGAGCCAAGGGCGATTATGGCGAAGAACTCGTTCATATCGTGCGCGTCTATTCGCAGTCCGATTATGCGACCTATGAAAGCATTAATGGGAGCGAGTATGTATTGAACCAAGACAAAAGCGGGTTGCATACATTCGGGAAGATCCCGCTTTATACCGTCTATGCTGGCCGCGAAAACTTCCTTGTTGGATACCCGCCGATGTATCGCGTGGCCGAGACGGAGCTTGAATACTGGCAAAGCGCGAGCGACCAGCGGAACATATTATCTGTTGCAAGATTCCCCGTGTTGTTCGGTTCCGGCTGGAGCGAGCAGCAGGCGACAAAGCTTAAAGTGCTTGGGCCTACGCGCATGATAACGCACCAGGACGAGAAGTCGGATTTGAAGTTTGTAGAACATTCAGGGGCGTCCATTGCGGCTGGCGAGCGTGATCTTGATCGGCTTGAGAGATTGATTCTATATTTTGGGGTTCAGCCGCTAATGCGCCAGGGCGGCGATGTGACGGCTACAGGCGAGGGAATCGGTGCGCGGAACAAGGAGGCGCGGGTTCAGACATGGGTTAGAAATTTGGAATATTGTCTGAATCAGGCCATGCAGGCAGCGGCCGATATCACAAACCAAGACATCGGCGATTTTAGTTTTAATGTTTACAACGAGTATGCGCTGCCGGTTATCGGCCAGGGCGACGTCGCTACGCTTGCGCAGCTATTTATAAATAACAAGCTGCCGGCGGCGGCGTTCTTCGAGGAAATCAAGAGGCGCGGTATCATTTCCGAGCAATGGGACACGGATAAGCTTGCCAGGGACGTAGACAATTCTATCAACATTCCGGAATTTCCGGATAGTTCGACAGATAACAATCTTCCGCCTGCCGATGATGAATAATGGTATCTAAAGACACATTAGACCAGGCCAAGGGATTGACGGCATCAGCGAATGGAAAGCTATTTGATGCCGTCATTCGTCACATGACGTATTTGGAGCGCATTGAAACGGAACAGGCGCGGCGGATATTGAGTTTTTTTGATAGGCGGATTATTCCCGATTATATGGCATTGTTGAAAGAAAAGCTTGAGCGTCTTAATGGGCAGCGCGAGCTTAAGAATTGGAACATTAGAGAGCTTGAAGCGCGGATTGCCGAGACGATACAAGCCTTTCAGGCTGGAATCCGGGCGGCGGGTGAGGCGGCACAGGCGCAGCTTATTCCTCTTGCCATTGCCGAATCTTCGTGGGCGAAGATTGTATTAAACGGAGCCATACCGAAACCGCTTGAGGTATCCTTTCGCGTTCCGTCGATAGGCGTCCTCGAACAGATTGTTAAAAACAAGCCATTTTTGAATCATACGTTCGGCCAATGGTGGAAGGGCCTGGCACGCGGGGCAAAAACAGCGACGATTGATGCGCTAAGGACGGGCATCGGCGAGGGAAAGCGCGTAGAACAGATTGCGCCTCGTGTCCGCGAGATCACGGGGCAGATTAGGCGTGACGCTGAAACCCTTGTAAGGACGGCGGTAAATCACACATCAAGCAACGCGCGGTTCGCAACGCTGGCGGCGAACGATGACGTGCTTGCCGGATACCAATTATCGGTAACGTTCGACACAAGGACATCGGATATTTGTGCGAAGATTGGGCAGGAAAACAAGGTTTACAAGTTCGACGATCCTGGTGCGCCTATTCCGCCGCTGCATCATAATTGCCGGACTACGATTCGCCCCGTAGTAAAGTCGCTTCAAGACCTCGGCGTCGCTGGCTTTCCGATAAACGACTTGGGGCCGGGTGATCGTGCGTCGCTTGGTGGGCCTGTGTCGGCCAATATCAATTATGGCGAATGGCTAAAACTGCAATCGCTTGAGATGAAGCAATTAAAGATGGGGAAGAAATGGGGCGAGAAGTATCACAACGGCGAAGTGTCTTTTGATGAGTATTTGCAGCGAACCGGCAAAATACCGAAACCAACGATCACGAAAGACAAGCCAGGAAAGGCCGCGCAATATTCAACGAATGAATATTTGAAGCGCATGGAAGAAATTGAAAAAACAACGGCGCTTCGCGTGTTGCGTGAATCTGGAAAAGCCGCCGACGATGTATTTAATAAATTCAGATAACAAAAATATTGACTCGCTTCGCGTTTCTGTTATGCGTTGCGATTAATCGGCAGAGGGATTCTGCGATATTTTACGGAGTTATTATTCATGGCTTTGAAGGCAGTAATTGACAAGGCGGGCTTTGACGCTTTAGACGGCGCGATCAAGTCTGAGTATAGGCCGATGCCAGGGCATGACGGGATGTATATGCTTGACGCCGAGGCCGTTACCGTCGGGAAGTCGGTATATTCGCTTGAAGATGTAGCCGGACTGAAAAATGCGTTGGCTTCTGAGCGGCAGAGGGCCGAAGCGTTTGAGTCAAAGCAGCGCGAGTTTGCGGATCTTGATCCTAAGAAGGCGCGGGAGGCGTTGACTAAGATAAAGGAAATGGCGTCGTGGACGCCGGAGCAAAAGGTGAAGGAGCAAATCGAGGCGATCCAGAAGCAGCTCGAGGACAAGTACGGCGCGGAGCGGAAGGGTTGGGAATCCGAGCGCGATGAACTTACAAACGGGCTTAATGATGCGCTTATTCGCGCGACGGCGGCGGCCATTCTTGGGCGCGAGGATGTCAAGGGGGACGCCGAGCTGCTTATGCCGCACATCATGTCCAGGACGCGCGTGAAGCGCGTTGAGCAGAACGGCAAGGCGAGTCGCGTCGCGGAAGTGTTCGATCCATCAACCGGCAATCCGGTCTTGACGCGCAAGCAAGGCAGCGCCGATCCAATGGGCGTTGAAGAATTGATTATTTCCATGAAAAAGGGCGAGTTTGGGAATTCGCTGGCCAGGGCGTTCGACGGATCGGGCGCATCGGGAAGTGGCGCCAGGACGGGCGGGTCGAGCGGATCGGTGCGCAGATTGACGCGCGACGAGATGAAAGATCCAGGAACGTACGCGCGGGCGAAGGAGGCAGCCGAAAAGGCTGGCGTTTCCGTATTTGATATTCTGCCGCAGTAACGATTAATTTAGTTTTACGGTTCTTTCTAAATCAAAGTCTTCTCTCGTGAACGAGCGCGGGACGCCTCGGGGCGGGATGCCCAACGATAGAGACGCGGTTCAACCTTTACAGGAGGTTCAATCATGTCTAACACGTTGGGTTATTATAACCCGTACTTTTACGCCAATGAGGCGTTGATTCATCTTCGGAATGCCCTCGGCATGGCATCCCGTGTTCACATGGGGTTTGATGCGGAGCGGCGCGCCTTTAACAAGGGCGAGTACGTCAATATCCGCAAGCCTTCCACGTTTACTGCTACGGACGTTGTTTCTTCCTCCGGCGGAACTACCGCTGATCTCGCGACGGAAAGCGTGCAGGTCCAGCTTTCGAACTGGAAGGAAGTCAAGTTCTCGCTGACTGACAAAGAGCTTTCTTTCACGTCCGAGCGGATCATTTCCGACCATATCGCGCCTGCTGCGTATGCGCTGGCGAACGATATCGATTCTGCGTTGTGCGACCTCTATAAGAAAGTCCCTGCAACCGTTTATATTGCTTCCGGTTCTGTTGCCGCGACCAGCGTCACGCAGGTTTGGGAAAAGATGTTTGACATGGGAATTCCCATGAACGACGTCAACAACCTGCATTTCATGGTCAACGGCAATGCGACCAGGGAGTTGCTTGACGAGACCGCCTTCACGTCGTGGAGCGTGGCAGGCGACAACGCTGGTCCTAACCTCATCAATGGAACCCTTGGGCGTCGTTATGGGTTTAACTTCTTCTCTAACCAGAACGTTAAGACTCATACCGGCGGCGTATACACCGATGGCGCTGGCGCCATTGACTCCGGAAGCTCGACTGGCTATGCCAAGGGAACGACCACCGTACACATCGACGCGTTGACTTCGGACGATGTTTTCGCGATTGGCGATTCCTTTTACATCACGGGCTACAAGCACCCGTACGCGCTGACCTCAGCCGTTACCATAACGAGTTCGGCCGAGGCCGACTTCGCGATTTATCCGGATCTGCATGAGGCGATTGCAGAGAATGCAGTTGTTACCTTCGGATCCGGCGGGACCACGAAGAGTGGATACGCAAACCTTGCTTTCCACAAGAACGCGTTCGCGCTTGTAACCGCGCCTCTCTCTGACATGGGCAATGAACTCGGCGCGAAAATCGCCGTGGTTCAGGATCCCGTCACCGGATTGTCGCTGCGCTCGCGCATCTGGTACGAGGGCGATTACAGCCGCGTGAAGGTCGGCCTGGATGTCCTGTACGGCGTCCAGGTGCTTGACGGACACTTGGCGTGCCGCCTGTTGGCCACCACGTAACGTAACGATTCAAAGGCTCGGGTGCCGCAAGGCGCCCGGGCCTCCTTTCGAGGTGGACGCATGGCACCGAGTAAACCTAACCACATCGCCATCTACGGCCCTAAGGGGCATTTATTGATCGACAAAAGCGAATTGCAGGCGTGGCTGGATCGCGGGTATGTCCGGGAATCCGAGATGGCGGCAACGCTTCCAGTCACGGATGACGAGACAAGCGCGGAAGACGTTAAGAAACCGCGCAAGCGGAAGGTGAAACAGGATGCGGGCCTTTCTTGAAGTACTTAAGCGTTGCTGGATCTTTTTGCGGCCCGTGGTTATTCAGGCTTCGGTCGCGGCGATTCGGGCGACGCTTCAATGGACGGCGGCGAAGCTAAGGGCGTTCAAGGAAAAGAAGCAGGAGGGCCACAAAGATGGCGGCGACGTTCGTAGTTGAGGACGGAACAGCCAAGACGAATTCAAACAGTTATTTGTCGGTGGCCGACCTACAATCCTATTGGGAGAATCACGGGAATCCAGACGACATATCCGGCGCGACAGATGCCGCGCTTGAAGAGGCGCTTCGCATCGCGTCGCAATGGGTAGACCTTGAGTACGGATCAAGATACAAGGGAAAGAAATATTCATCCGACCAGGCAATGAAATGGCCGCGCTATGATGTTTGGGACGATGACGGGTATGAAATCGACACAGATGTTATACCACAGGCGCTTAAAGATGCCGTATCGGAGGCGGCCTATCGACAATTGACCGTATCCGGCGGACTGATGGCCGATCTATCCGATCCCGCGCCGATCATATCCTATTCAATTTCCGTCGGGCCTATCAGCGAGAAGACGGATTATCAAGGCGGCAATCCTGCGCGGGATGAGTTCACAAAAATAGATAGACTTATGGAATCACTTTTACAGCCTGCCGGAACGTTCTGGCGCGGCTAATTGGAGGTTATTTTAATGGCTGACTATATCCATGACGATGTTTTAGATGCCGCGTTAGGGATTATTGATAACGCGACGATCCTTCATATCTGTTCCTCGCAGCCAGCGAACTTCGCTGGTATCGCGAGCGTTACCCTTGGCAACAAATCCAGCCCTGGGTTTACTGGCCCTGCAAACGGCGATACGAGCGGGCGCAAGATCACGATTAATGCAATCACGGACGGAAGCGTGACGGCTACCGGCACGGCGTCGCACTTTGCGCTTGCGGATTCTACTCGGCTTCTCGCGGCGGGCGACCTCGCAAGTTCGCAGTCGGTGACGAGCGGAAATACGTTCACGCTTGCGGCGTTCGATATCGAGATTCCGGACCCGTCCACGTAATAGAGGGACCATCGACACATGGCTCAGGAGATCATCCGGCCTAACTCGGACATGAACACAACATGGACTCCTAGCGGGGCTGCAACCCGTTATGAGTGCGTGGACGATGTTACGCCGGATGATGCTTCTACCTATATTCAGTCGCCAGCATCGACGCTTGTTCAGCAGCTTGGCCTTAACGCGCCAACAGGCATACCAGCCGGTTCGACAATCAACGGATGCTCGCTTTATGTAAGATATTTGGTCACCGGGACCAACAACATCCGCGTCGGGTTGCGCATTGGCTCAACCAACTACACGGCGGATTATACGCCTGGCAGCACAGGCACGTGGCTTGAGATTTACCATACCTATTCGACAAATCCAGCAACAAGCGACTATTGGGAACTATCGGACTTTGACAGCATAGGCGCTATCGTTCGCAATAATAATATCTCGCAGAATTATTATGTGACGATGGTTGCTCTTGTCATAAACTACACTGAACCGGGCGCGCATAATCTAACTGCCTTAGATATTACGGTGGGCGCACCGCTTGTCGATGCCCCTGCGATCGGGCAGAAGCACGCGCTAACTGCATCGGATGTTTTAGCGGGCGCCGCAGCGGTTGACGCCCCGGCGTTGGGACAGAAGCACGCCCTCTCGGCGTCTGACATTGCCATTGGCGTCGCGACAATCGACGCGCCTGCGCTCGGGCATATTTACGCGCTGACGGCCCCGGACATCTTGGCTGGCGCTGCATTGATTGACGCCCCAGCCATCGGGCAGGTTCATTCTTTATCTGCCGCCGACGTTGCAGCCGGTGCCTTGTTGATTGAGGGGCCAGCGATAGGGCAAAAGCACGTCCTATCTGCGCCTGACATTTTAATCGGCGCGGCATTAATTGACGCCCCTGCCGTAGGACAGTCCCACGCGTTATCCGCGCAAGATATTCTTATCGGGGCGCCTCTTGTAGACGCGCCCGCGCTATCCGAAGAATCCGGCCTTCTGCCCCTTGACATAACAATCGGCGCACCAGCTATTGATGCCCCGCCACTCGGGCAAAAACACGCCTTAACTGCACCGGATGTAGTTATTGGCGCAGCATTGATGGATGCCCCGTCGATTGGCCAAGTTCATTCGATAGCGGCGTCCGATATGGCTATCGGTGCGCCGCTATTGGATTCCCCGCAAGTCGGGCAAAAGCACGCGCTCGTTGCATCCGACGTCGCTATCGGTTCTGCTGCTATCGATGCGCCCGTTATTGGACAAATCCACGCGCTTTCGGCAGCGGACTTGGCGGCGGGGGCTGCCGTGCTCGACGCGCCAGCGTTGGGCCAGGTGCATGGCCTTGAGGCCTCGGACATCTCGATTGGTGCGCCTTTAATCGATGCGCCGATCCTCGGTACGGACAACTCGCTAACCGCGCTTGACATCACGATGGGTGTGCCTGCGGTAGACGCGCCCGCGCTTGGCCAGGTTCACGGGCTATCCGTCCCGGACGTGCTGGCGGGTGCCACCGCCATCGACGCGCCCATGCTTGGACAGGCGCACAAGATTCGCGCTTCCGAGATCACCATCGGCGCGCCGCTGATCGATGCGCCCGCGCTTACCTCGGATGATGTACTTGTCGCTCTGGACGTTCTAATTGGCGCACCAGCGATTGATTCGCCTGCGGTTGGACAGAACCACGCGCTAACCGCCGAAGACGTCGCCACGGGCGCTGTAGACGTCGAGGCGCCGTCTGTAGGGCAGGCCCACGGCCTATCCGCGTCCGATATCGTATGCGGATCCCCTGCGATTGATTCTCCGGCCCTTGTTGCCTTTGCGTCTCTAACCGCACTTGATATTTCGCTTGGTGCTGCGGCAATCGATGCCCCGGCAATCGGCCAATATCACGTACTCGTCGCCGGGGAAATTGCTATCGGTTCTCCGAGAATCGATAGACCAGCAATCAACGCGGCGCAGGCCGTTGTCAACGATGGATCGCTTGTTTACAAAATATATACGATCGTCCAGGCATACGGGAAAACGGCAACATACATCGGCACATTATCCCAAGACGTTAAAACAACGCCGCCGTATCCTGTTACCGATAAGATGCTTCGCGATGATATTCTTCGCGTGGGCGACGCGATGGCGTATTTACCGGCTGCCGGATTATCTGAAACGCCAGCCGCCGGGCACTATTTATTAATAGACGGCAGAAAATGGATTATAGTAAGGCTTGACAAGGTATTTACCGGAGACGGTTCGTCGGTAGGTGCCTATGGATTATATCTAAGGCGATTTGGGAAAAGCCTTGCATCAGCGTCTACCAGTTCGACGAAGCTTGACGCGCGTCTTCGGTCACGCATTGCGTCACTGATATCGACTAAGGGGCAGGACGCGGTTTTTGCCGTGTGGGATCCTGGGACGTACGATCCTGCGACGCTTACCATATCAGGCGGAAGCACAAGCAACAGCACCGAGAAGGTTGTTCTTGTGTCCATGGGGGATGAGTTTTTACAGCCTGGCGATATTAAGACGGCTGGTCGTATAAAGGCGTTCCTTCCTGCCTATGGAATATCATTTACCCCTGCTGCTGGTATGACGGTAACGGCGGCAGGCGCGTCGTGGAAAATAGTGGATGATGGCCCTATTTATACCGGCGAGCAAGTCGGCCTCTATCAGCTTGTATTGGAGCGTTAGCCGTGCCGATTAATGGGCTGAAACAATTTCAGGCGGATCTTGAGAACTTCGTGTTGAACGTTGTTCCGACGAAGCTGACAACGCTTCAGAGGGCCATTTGTTTCGAGGCGCTTGGCAAAATCATCGAAAGGACGCCGCGCGACATCGGCCAGACGGTTGGAAACTGGCAAGTGACGGTAAACTATAAGCCGAACGCCGACGTTGAGAGACATTTTCAAACAAAGGGCAATGCTGATAAAAGCGGAAGTGCAACTTTGGCGCGTGGCATGAGAGCGATTGCGACCATTCCGCCATTCTGCACGGTGTTCATTACCAACAATTCAGAACATATCCGCGTTCTTGAAGAAGGGCTTTTCGACCCGCCGGATCCCGGGCCTTCCAAGGATCCACGGCCAGACAGGAAGGGAAAAATCCTCGTTGCGGGCGGCTATAGCGTGCAGGCGCCGCATGGGATGGTGGCCGTTACGATTCAAGATTTGCGCACAAAATACATGGGGGGCGGTACATGACAAAGTGGAAAGCAATAAAGGCCGCCATCCAAAGCCGGATGCAGGATGAAATAGGAACGCCATACGGAGTTCAAATTCAGTATGACAACGATGATTCGTTTTCATTGAACGAGTCAAGCCTTGGCGATTATTCCTGCTGGTGCCGATTCTTTATTATCCCGGGCGCCGACGAACAGGCCGACATCTGCGACAACCCGCGCTTTCGTTCTTCTGGCGTTGCGCAAGCGCAATTATTGACGCCGCTATTTAGTGGCGAAGGCGATATCATGGATCTTGCCGAGCTTGTCGGCGCAGCTTTCAGGGCGACCAACGCGGACGGGATAACATATCGGGCACCATATACAACCGCCGGAAAGAGGGAAATGCATTGGTACAGATTAGACGTTTGGATTCCGTATTTTGCAGAGTTTTTCAAAGACGATTAGGAGGCCGATTAGATGTCAGATAGTAACAGAGTCAGATTAATGTATGTGCCGACCACGAGCACGTCGCAGCCAGTAATGCTGACGTCTCAACCAGCGCAGTCGGAAGCTGGATACGTTCTGCGGTATACGTCCGAAAATCTTCACGAGGAAACGGATACTGTCGTTAGCCAGGAGATTAGATCGGACCGGCAGGTCACCGATTTGATCCGTACCAGCATCAAGGGCATGGGATCCATTAACTACGAGTGGAGCCATGGTGCATACGACAACTTTCTTGCGTATGTGTTGCAGGATGCCGACGCGGCGTTTTCAACGAGTACGTCGACGACAACGACTCTTTCGGCAACCACTTCTACGGTGTCTGCATCGTCCGGGTCTCCGTTTTCGTTTTTGACGGCTGGTGACTGGGTATATATGTATGGGTGGAGTACTGCAACCCCACTAAACAATGCGCCTTTTCATGTGTCGGCGGTTTCGAGCGATAATAGGACGCTAACGCTTACCGAGGGCTTTACAGCATTAACGTCTTCAACGACACAATCTGATATTTCGGTAAGAAAAAGCCCTATGGTTCGAAACGGGACGTTTCAGAAGACCATTTTCATTGAAAAGAAGTTCGAAGACCTTACGACGGAATACGCGATCTATTGGAATATGTTCCTCGACAAGTGGACTATTGATTTTAACGCGCGCGGCGTCGTTGGCGGTTCATTTGAATTTCTCGGGCAGAAAGAGGTTAGTTCTACTTCAGCTCTTAGCACATCGACCAGCGCAGCGGCCACAAACAGCGTGTTGAATACTGTCGATAATGTGTACGTTTATGAAGGGACAAGTACGACTGCACTAAAGGTTGCGCAGGGTTCGATTACGCTTTCAAATAACCTGCGTGACAGGGCGGCCGTCGGATACCTCGGGCCGGAAAGCATCGGAAGCGGCACCGTCTCTGTTTCGGGTAGTCTTCAGCTGTATTATTCCGACAAGACGTACATTGACAAGTACCTCGGACAGACGGCGACCTCGCTTCGCGTTTTTCTGTATGATTCGACCGCTTCACCAAGTTGGTACCTTATTGATCTTCCGCGCGTGAAGCTTTCCAAGGGTGATCGCATTGCCGGGGGGATTAATCAGGACGTTTTCAGCAACATCGAATTCACCGCTTATATGCATCCGACGTACAGCTATACGGCGAAGGTGGTGAAAGTAGATGCTGCGTAGTATTTTAGGGAACCATTGAAATGCAAGATGCCGTTGAAAAAGTTGCGAATACGTTGAAGCTTCTTCGCGGCAATCCGGAAAAGGAGCGGGCGGGCGTCAAGCTTGAATGCCCGCTTGCTCCTGGCGTTTTTGTCTGGATTGCACGAATGGGAAGCGCCGAATACGATGAAGAAATCGCCAGGCTGTTGAAACCGCACAGGGCCAGATATCGAAGGAACATTCCAGACGATGTTATGGATGCTGTGACAAAAGAAGCCGTCGCTAATTGCATCTGCAAGGGTTGGGAAGGCATTTCCGGGCCTGACGGCAAAGACATTCCGTATTCGCCAGAAAAGGCGCTTGAGCTGTTCAAAGACAAATCGCTTTATCACTTTTACAGGTGGATCATAACTGAATCGAACGCCGCTTCGAATTATGAGGCGGAAGAGGCGGAAGAGTCGGTAAAAAACTAACTGCGCTCCTCGATTGGCAATTAAGCATCGGGGGGCCAGACAAAATAGATTGGCTTGAGCGTTTGGCCGCAAGCGGATATGAAGTTCCGGAGATTGACAATAGGCCGACGCTCAAGCCCTACGACGCACCGGCATGGGAGGCGTTTATTGATTTGTCTGACGAAAGGATGGATGGCGGCGGAATATCATCGTCTTCAATCGAGGCGTGGCTTCGCGTGCGCGGGTATTGTGACTCGTCCCGAAGAGAACATATTTACAGGGTTGTCAAGTCGCTTGATCGCGAATACCAACAGCGACTACGGGAGCAAAATCGGTGAGTGAACTTACAAGCCTTCACATTGCCATATCATCCGAGCAAGCGAAGTCTGAGGCGAAGCAGACCGGCGACGCCATTCGCCGCATGGGCAAAGAGGCGGACGGCGCCGGGAAAGATGTCAAAGCACTTGACAAGAATCTGAACGTTCTCGGGGACACCGGGGCGAAGGTGAAGCGGTACATAACCGGCGCTTTTGCCGGGTTGTCTGCCGGGCTTGTACTGCGTGACATAACGCGAACTGTAGCCGACTTTTCTCAGGCGATGGCGACGAACCGTGCCGTGTCTCGTGCAAGCGCCGACGAAATGACAATCCTCGAGGATGCCGCGCGGCGCATGGGTGCCACAACAAAATATAGCGCGGCAGAAGCTGCTTCCGGCATGACGGATATTTTGAAGGCCGGAAACGACGCGGTCGCAACCGTTGAAATACTTCCGAACGTTTTAAATCTCGCATCCGCCGGCGCGATCGGGCTGGCGCAATCCAGCGAAATACTCATTTCCACACTAAGCCAGTTTCAGCTTGCCGCCTCGGAGTCTGCGAGGGTGACGGACGTTCTTGCCAAGGCTGATAACCTGGCGCTTGTGGCCATTAGCGATTTGGGCCAGGCGCTTGGCAACGTCGGTCCTCTTGCGTCGGCGTTGAATGTGCCGCTTGAAACCACGGCTGCCGCCCTTAGCGTTCTCGGAGACAACGCCATTCGCGGCGGCGAGGCTGGTACGGGACTGAAAACTGTACTGGCTGATCTTGTCAATCCAGTAAGCAGCGTGCGTGCTGAGATTGAAAGCTTGATCGGACCGTTTGACAAAATAGATGTAAGCGGAAATGGCCTTATAGATATATTTGGGCGACTTAATGCGGCGGGAATGGACGCAGCATCGGCATTTAAAATATTTGGATCGTATGGAGTAACGGCGGCCACGGCGCTGGCAAGCAACGTTAATAAGTTTGCCTATTTCAATGAGGAATTACAGAAGGCCGGTGGATTCGCTTCCGAGACGGCAGAGATTATGAGTAACAATCTCGCCAATTCGTTCAAGGGGCTGCGATCCGCGATTGAAGAAGCTTATCTTCAGGTTGGCGATGCTGGCTTTGCTGGCGGTATGCGATCGGCCATTGATACCGGAACGGAAATGGTTCGCATCCTAACCGGGATGAGTGATGGCGCCGGGGAATATTCCGAGGCGGCGAATGTTGCGCTTGACGTAACGAAGGTGCTTGCGATCCAGCTTGGTGCCATTGCAGCGGCCAAGGTAGCGATTCATATCATTGCGTTATCAAAGGCGTTTTATACGGCGGCGGCAGCCGCAATGGCAACGACTGCAAGCGTATCGGCGCTTGACGCCGCGATGGGGGTGACAGCCATACGGGCAACAGCGGCGACCAGCGCTATGGCGGGGCTTCGCGCCGTGATGGTTTCGCATCCAATAGGGGCGCTTGCTACGATTCTTGGGACGGTTGGGGCGGCATGGGTTATCGTCAATAATCGGGTGGACGAGGCCACCGAACGGCTGAAGAATTTTAAGGCTGCTGCTGCTTCTCTTGACGATATGGCGAACGCGCAGCAGCGGCTAAACAACGCGTTTAGCATGGCGTATTCTTCGGACGATACGGCGCGTCAGGCCAAAGCCGTTCAGAGTATAATCGATAACCTTAACAGGGCGATCGATGAGATTGCAGAATCCGGCGCGCGCGTTGATATTGACGATCTGGTTAAATTCAATACCGACGTCGCCGGGTTTAGCGAACTCAAGGCAACGCTTCAGCAGAATTATATATCGGCATATCGCGAGGCGTTATCTGGTGCTGGCACAGCAGCAGAGATTAGAAATATCGTCGAAGATGCTGCAAAATATTTTAATATTAGCGCGCGCGATATTATGTCCGCACCGCTTGAGTTCCAAGTATCTTATTCGGCGCCGATTGCGGGTTCTGTAGAGAAGACGAACGAATCCATCGAAGAAATGAAAAGGCGCATCGATGCCGCCATAACATCGGCAGAGCTGATAGGCGTCGACGGTGCGCAGGCCATTGACCTGCTGAATCAATCATTAAAATCAACCACGGAATATTTGGCTGAAATAACTTCCGTGCCAGAAGCCGTTGAGATTATAGATCCGCGCCAGGTAGAGGTTATTAAAAGCCTGAACGACGGACTTGGAGAAATTCTGTCATCCATTGAAAAGGAAATAAGCCTTATCGGGATGACATCTGAACAGCGCGAGAAGATGAAGCTTCTCGAAGAGGCTTGGGCCGCAACGGCCAAGCTTGGGCTGTCCGAGCGATTCGCGGCTATGCAGCTTGTTTCCGATAAATTTGATGAGCTTATCGAGAAGCAGAAATCACTTAATGAAACATCCGGCGCGCCTGTCAGTATTGCGTGGAACATACCGGACGCTTCACAGACTATAGAGGGGCTTGATGAACATCTTCGTTCGCTTGGGCAAACAGCCAGCGAGGCGCGTATTGATCGAACCATGCAAAGCGCAAGAATTGAGGCGGAAGCATTCGCGCAGGTTAAGTTCGATCAGATAAAACAACAGATTCAAGACGGCGTTGCATCCTGGGATGATTTAGCAGCGGCGGAATATGAGGCCGGAAGAAACATCGATTATGTAGTCGCGCAGGCAAAGAAGCTTGAAGAAGCAGCCATCCAGGCCGAGAAGCTTCGCGTACAGGCGGAGGGGATCGGGTACGCGTTCGGGGATACAGCCGAGTCGGTGATTCTGGATTCCGAAGATATCGGAGACGCTATCGAACGGCTTGCAAAAGACATCGCAAGCCAAACATGGAGAATAAATGTAACACAGCCGATTGCCGAACAGCTTGGCGCATTGGGCGGTGGCGGTGTTGGCCTTGCTGAAACGGCTGGATCCGAGGCGATGGTTGAAGCTGGGGTGAGTTTGTCTTCAATCCTTGCGGAAGGCGCGGCGACCGCATCAACCGAACTTGTCACGGCAGGCGCGGATGTCTCGATGTCTATCACGACGGGCGGGTCTACGGCATCAACGGAACTCATTGCCGCAGGCAACGCCGTCATGGCATCCATGATCGAAGGTGCTACGCAGGCGGCGGCTATCATGTCTTCGTCTTCTGCGGCGTCTTCCGTTGGCGGCGCTTCGACGAGTGCGAAAGGCAATGTCTTTAATCAATCCGGCATGATTCATTCTTTCGGGTATGGCGGCGTGGTGAGTGACGAGACATACTTTACTTATGGTGCTGGCAAGCTTGGGAGAATGGCCGAGAACGAACCGGAAGCCATCATGCCGCTTGCGAGGGGATCATCTGGAAGGCTTGGCGTCGAGGCCGTCGGCGCATCCGGCAAGTCAACGGTAAACAACTATAATATATCCATGACGGTGAATGCTAAGGATGCGGCGTCGTTTGCGGACAGGCAGACGCAGCGCCAAATAATCGGCAATCTTAACCGCGCGATGGGGCGGAAATAATATGGTAGGAACTTTTGACGAGGTTCGGTTTCCAGAAGAGTTCAGCTTTGATTCAAGCGTATCGCTTGGCTATAGAAACGCGGCGCATAAGTCGTCGGATGGAAGCGATTATAGTATTCAATTTCACGGGCACCCGCTTAGAAAATACGAAGTTCGGCTATCTGGCAGAACGCGCGCCGAGCTTCGAGAACTTTACAGCTTCTACATGGCGCGCAACGGCGGCGTAAATGGCTTTCGACTGAAGGATCCTACGGATTTTACATCTTCGCTTGATGGTGTATCCGCGCATTCTCGTTACGATCAAGTTATGGCGTTTTCGTTTTCAACATCGACGATGCCGGAATATCCAACTTATAGCCCGCTGATATATCAGCTTGTTAAACATTATGCGGATGCTGGCGGATTTTATAAACGCATTATCACAAAGCCGGTTTCTGGCACTACCATGGAAGCGGCAAACGGCGGAACGTACACAAAATTTACGGTTGATACTGCAACCGGCCTTGTTACGCAGGACGATTATAACGAGGGATATTTAATAACGGCAGGATTTGAGTTCGACGTTCCGGTGATTTTCTCGCCGGAGACGGATAGGATCATGCAGGCCGCGTTGAAGGGCGACAACTCGAGCGATGTTATGATAACGTTGCACGAAATACCGATATTGCACGCATTAAAGCAATCTGGATCCAAGGTGTACCCTGTGCAAGACGAACACGATGCGGGTGGATATAAAAACCTTGGCGCTATTTACGATTCCGTTTATGTAACCGGCGCTGAAGCGCGCGTATGGGCCATGACGCCGATGGTGAATTCTCTAAAAGTATATATAGACGATCCTTCGCTATATCCACCGGGTGGGCCGCATTTGATTCTCATTAACCAGTCAACGACGCGTACGATGGAGGTATGCAACAAAAATACAGGCGCTGCGATAGATACGATCTATGCGGCGCCAGCAACGTCAAACTCTAGGGCAACGTTGATGTTTGTTGTTTATGAGAATGCTTACATTTGGATTTCATCGTCGCGGACAGGAGCCTAGGCCATGCATAATGTAAGGCTTCCAGACAAGTACGACTGGGAGAGCGAAAACGGGATAGGATTTGAGTCGTTCTTGGTGCCTTCCGATACGGGGGGGGTTGCGGGGCAGGCGCGCGTTACGACTCCGACGCGCCGATATCGCCTTATTGGGCTAAAAAGCCAATCTGATCTTGCCGAGCTTCGCCGCTTCTGGCTGGCGCGGAATGCCAATCTTCATTCGTTCCGGTTCAAAGATAAGTATGATTTTACAACGGCGACGGACGGCATAAGCACGCCAAATTATAACGATGTAAATCTTGGAACGCAGGCGGCCAATACGCGACTTATTCAGCTTTATAAGAAATATACGTACGGATCAACGACGCACAGCAGGCCATTAAAAAAGATTGTCGAGGGAACCGTTCGCGTTGGCTATAACGGATCCGAGATAACGTCCGGCTTTTCCGTCAACCATTCGCAGGGAATATTATGTTTCACGAACTACGTTGGAACATCCGGGCCCGTAACGTTCGGCTGCGAGTTTGACGTTCCGGTGAAATTTACTAGTGAGTGCGCGTCTTACTTTCCATGCAGCATGGAATTTTATGACTACGCAAGCACGGAAATAAGCATCATAGAAACCTCGGAAGTTCCGATTTTCAATGAAGGATTCTTGGCTGGTGGAAGCCAGTACACGGCTTTATCGGGTACGACTTCATATACGATGCCAGCGGAACAAAAGGATATTTTCTGCCATCTAATATATCCGCTGTCTGGAAATTCTACAATAACGCTGCCTGCGCCGTCGCTTCCGGCGGATAACGGGCCGTTCGTAAAATGGATATTTAACTATAGTGCAGTATATACCCTTACCATAAATAATGATATTGGCTGGACCGTTGGAACAATAGGGCCGAGGTGCTGTCAAGGGCTGTTCTGTTCATCTGGCTTTTACATGGGCGGGCCGCAGCAATGATGCTTCAAACAAAATTCAAGGGAGGGTACTTAAGCAAAACAACAAATCCGATGCGTCTCAACCCATGGTCCGCGCGTCATTGGAAATTGGCTGCGCCATGTACTCAAATAATATTGCCGTACGTTTATGCGCAACATTCGCCGTTTTCGGTGCTTGGCGGGCCGAAATTTCTTATTGAGGCGACATCCGCAGGAATACGCGTCGATACGTGGAGCGGATCAACAATCATAGCGGAGCTTACGGCAAATAAGATGTACGAGTTTTATTTAACTGATAATTCGACAACTGGCGGTGCATGGGCCTGGATAATGTGGGATTAAGTAAATGTATCCACTTACAAAGCAAGCGCAGGGGATGCTAAAGCATAAGATTTTTCGGCCAGCGAAACTCTACTACATCCAGATGACAAACGGCGACTATCTTCTGCTAACCGATCATGACCAGCGCATCTTATATAATGGATCTTGGTACTTCCCTGGCTTCGGCGTGTCTGGTTCGAACGTAGAGCAAAGCGGAACGTTTGACGCATCGAACCAGGAAATACTTGGCGTCTTCGATACTGATGCATTCGTAACAAGCTATAACGGTGCGTCGATAACGTTAGAAGATGTTTCGGCAGGCTTCTTTCGTGGCGCCAAGGTTGTTGAAGCTATTATCGACTGGTATTACCCGTGGCTTGTTTATGAATACAACACTTACTACGTCGGCGATGTGAAATACGACGATCAGCGGTGGAATGTTGAATTGCTCGGGCTGGAATCCAGGCTTGACGTCGTTCGCGGAAAAACCATTTCCAATAGATGCGGATATGTTTACGGCAAGGGCGATTGTGCCCCAACTGGTGTCTTTTCGGCTACATTTACCGTTGCTGAAATATCAGAACAGCGAATATACTTTAGGGTATCCACGCTTAATCCACAATATACGGGTTATTACGATAACGGCGTGATACAATGGACAGGCGGGGACAATCTAAATTTCTATTCGTTGATTAGCCTATATGTTTATGACGCCTCGCAAAGCTGGATCACTTTGCTTGAACCGACTGTTTACGATATATCCGTAGGCGATGCGGCTACGATGACGCGCGCTTGTCAGAAAACGTTTGAAGATTGCGTATTGCATGGAATGTATGCGAGATTCGACGGGGTGCCGGATCCGCCCGGGGAGGATGCGCTTGTCGCAGGGCAAGATTGTTCGCAACCGCCGCCATAGTGATGATTTTATTTCAGCGGCAAGATCGTTTATAGGGACGCCGTTCAGGCATCAGGGACGGCGCCCTGGCGTTGGGCTTGATTGCATTGGCGTTATGGTTTGTGCTGCATGGGCTGCCGGATACGAGGTAGACGATATCGCTAATTATTCGCGCCGACCAAACGGGCAATTAATACCGAACCTCGAAAGGCAGCTTGATAGCATTCCGATAGATGATGCAGAACCCGGTGACATTGTTGCATTCTGGATTACGCGTTGCGGCAATCCTCAACACATCGGAGTTTTGAGTTTTATAAATCCGATGACCATAATTCATGCCCGGCTTGTTCCGCGCAGCGTTAAAGGATCGTTTGTTTGCGAGTCGCAGTTGTCGCCAGACGAGATAGCGCGTTTACATCCTCGCGCCTTCCGGTTGAGAGACTAATAAAATGCAAGTAGCATTCGGCGTTGTCATTGGTGCGTATGTCGGGATTGCCCAAGGCCGTTATCCATGGTGGATAGGTGGTCCTGGCGGATACTTGGCGCACGCGATCGGAAAATGGATCGGCTGGCAAGACTGGAAAGATCCAAAGATTTCCGAAATGCCGAAGCTTGGCGAGATTGCGTTCTCCGGCGCAAGCGAAGGCCAGCCGGTTCCGTTCTGCGTTGGGAATGAAACGCGCGTACCTGGGACATACGTCTATATTAGTGCGTTGCGAACCGCGCGCGGTTCGCCAGAAAGATTTATTGGCAAAGGCGGCGGCGGCGATAGGCCGGATGCTCCGGTTCAGACTTTTTACTTCAAGGATGTGGCGCTTGTATGGTCCAGCACAAAAGATGTATATTATGCCGCCGTACCCGTTAAGCGAATCCTTGCTAATGGGCGGCTAATTTATCTTGCCAACCATTCATCATCACAATCAAGCAACCAGATATCTATTTACCAGGGTTCACATACTGACGAGATGGCGCTTTATTGCCCTTATACTGGGCCTTCGGGCTTCGATTTTAGAAAATTCGCCGCTGGAATAAATATTACCATATCCGGATGCTCTAAGGCTGCGAACAACGGCACGTTTCTGGTTAAGGGGGTATATTATGATCCAGAATGGGCCGAAACAATTATGCTTATTCATAATCCTGCCGGACAAAACGAAGCGGCGGGAGCCAACATCACGTGCACGCAGACATGGTCAAGCTGGCAAGACGAAGTTATCGGCATCATAAAAAATTATCGTTCACTTGCTGGACACAATCTCCCGTCGGACGATCCACTAAAAGATTATTACGGCGACTATCCGCCTGGGTTTGGACGAAGATGTTTTTCATCTATTGGCGGATTGTCGCTTATGCAGTTTTCAAACCAAATTCCGCGCATGGACGCGATCATCGGGCCATTAAGCGAGGGTATGTCTTCCTGCGGCTATAGCGATGCTATCGATATATTTTGCAGGCGAGCGGATTTTTACGACATCGATGGGACAACCGCGATGTTTAATACGTCCCTCGTCAATGGTACGTGCAACGGATATAATACCTATGGGCCTGGCCGCGTATCTGAACAAATCCACCCGCTAATGGTTGCTGCGAATGTTGCGACGCAAGAACGCAACGGCGTATTATATTTCTTTAGCAGGCAGAACGCGGATGAAGTAACCGTTGACGAATCGGACCTGGGAATCGTACAGGAGAATCAACAGCATCAAAAGAAGGTCGAAGTCAACGATCATAAAGATACGCGGATCCCTTCTACCGTAGCGATTGAGTTTGTGGATATGCACAACAACTACGAGAAGGCCGTCGAAGTATACGCGCCGGATATGAATGAACTTATCGGCTATGGAACGAACAAAAAAAAGACGGCAGATATTATGAACATCTCGCTTGGCGTTGCCATGAGCAGGCCCGAGGCGGCGTGCATTGCCAAGCGGCTTCTGGGGATGGCGCGGGTAGGCAGGCTGTGGGTGAATGCAACGCTTCCTTTTAATTACATTCACATCCTTAAAAACGATAAGGTGATTTTAAGCGCCTACGATACATCGTGGAAAATACTGGTACAGGAACGAACGCGGACGCCGGATTATAAGATTCAGATCGGCGGGCCTGTCGTTTACGATTCATTGCTGGAACTAGAATTCGAAGACACCGAATTAGACCGTGCGCTAAATATGCCTCCCGGCCCGCTTCAATTGTTTTTTGCGATTGTCGATGCATCCCCGCTGCAAGATGTCGATGCAACGTCGCCATGTGTTTATTTTGCCATATCTCGGCTTAATATAGGCGCACCATTTAGAGGCGCGGCGATCTATGAAAGTGACGATGGCGCGACCTGGCATGAACTCGTAAAGGTTACAGAACAATCCGCGACGGGTTATTTGATGTCCGAGCTTCCAGGATGCACAGCGCCAGAAATTATAGATAACGCGAACACGCTTGAGGTTGAAGTCGCGTCAGACGATGAACTCGAAAGCGTGACGGAAGCAGAAATGCTATCTGGCGCGAATAGAATGGCCATTATCGATAGTGATGGGACTACAGAAATAATTGGATACACAACGGCAACGCTTGCGGATCGCCGGTATGGTTGCGGCACCATCTATAATCTCACCGGGCTGTGGCGCGGGCTATGCAATACCGAAGAGTCGGCCATCGCCGGGCATGATGCCCTTTCCAAGATTGTGTTTTTGAACAAACCTGGGCTTATAAAGCATCCAATTAATATTCGAATGAACGGCGGTACGCGATATTATAAAGCTGTCCCTGTTGCTGGCGATCCTACGGATGATGACAATTATCCACCAATAACGCACGTGCATTCGGTTGGTTCGATCCGGCCTTACCAGGTATGCCATGCGCGGGCAGTTAGATCCGCAACGGGCGGAATCACGCTTTACTGGCAGCCGAGAACGCGTGGGATCACGCGCCTTTTTACCGCAGCGAAGCCGCGATTCGAAGATGAGGCTTACGAGATAGACGTCATGGACGGCGAGACGGTGGTTCGGACGCTTACCGGGACGAGCACCAGGACGGCGACATATTCCTTGGCTAATTTAACGGCGGATGGATTTACCGCCTTTGAGTCGATTACGTTTAAGTTTTATCAGATATCTCCGCTGATTGGGCGGGGCAAGGAGCTGGAGGTCACGTTATGACATACTCACCCATTGGCGGGCTATCCTATCATGTGCCGGGCGAGATTGGATCCGAGACAACGGTTAATGCCAACTATAATCGATTGGAGACCATGGCCTGGTTGTTAATCAAGGATCGCGATCTAACGGCGCCGCCCGGGTCACCGGCGAACGGGGACGCGTATCTTGTAGCGGCGACGGCCACGGGCGCATGGACGGGCCAGGAAGGAAAAATCGCTGTCTACTATGATGGGTGGGTATTTGTAGCCCTGAAGGGCGGTGCCATTGCCTATGTCCAGGACGAGGGCGAATGGCTTGGGTACACCGGGGCGGCTTGGGTGACGTTCCGCGCGATACATGGGCTTGTCGTATCAGATATCCTCGCAGGTGCCGCCGAGGTTGAAGCGGTTGCCTTGTCTCAAGTGCATGGCCTTACGGCTTCGGATATCATGGCTGGGGCGGCGGAGCTGGACGCGCCCGCCGTGGCCGAGGCCTGATCCACTACGCATCGTGCGTTACGCATGGCCGGGATCCATAGGATAGCTATGGGTTCCGGCTGTTTTTGTTAGCAAGCCGCCGTAAACCCGCAATATATACCAGTTTATAACGCCTAAAAAAAATCTGCTAAAATCTCAAGAATACTGTAGACACGCGTCGATAGATAGGATATTATTAGGGCGTTGACAACGAACGAAACCTTAAACCGAAAGGAGCGAGCGATGAATCAAGAAATAAAGAGAGCGATGGAAGAGGCCAAGATGTCGCCGGTTATGGTGATGGAACAAGCAGAGGACTTTGAGAGCGAGGCAGCCATAGAGGCGCTTACGGCGATGAACAAGGCCGAAAACACTGGCAATGCTATCGACGCGGCAAACGCGATGACCGCCTGCGCGAAGTGGATTGAGAAAAACGAGGATGCGGCATTACAGATCATCCGCAAGCGCATCCTTGCCCGCGCTGCATTAGCGGAGCGCGATGCGCGACCGATGACACCCGGTGAGGTTGATAAGCTGCTTGGGATGTAATATGAGGCAACCAGAGCGAAAGGAGCGAGCGATGATACTAAAATACAACCATACAAACGACACTGACTCATACCAGGTAGTTGCTAACTATCATATTGTCATTGCCAGCGGGCTCAGCCGGGAACAATGTAGGGCAGAGATCGAGAAAATAGACATAGACAATAGTCCTTGGGGGGTGGTTGATCCTGTCGCACCTGGACAATCCATAAGCGGAGAGCTTGAATCGCCGGATGTCAAAGCGGAGGAACAAACGCAGTACGACGATATTTTCGGTTTTGGATTACCAGATGAAGGCCGCGATAAAAATTGAAGCAATCGGAGATAACTCTTACAGCCTATTTGAACAGCTCGGTAAAATATCTCCGCTTTTTGGTGGCACTACAAGGCCATATGGTGTTAGCGAGGTGTTTTGCGACCGCATAACTGGCGAGATACACCTAATGGCTATACGTGGTCGCAAGGACTACTCCAAAGCGAACAGCAAAGGTTCGCGCGGCGTATATCTCAATTATGTCATTGAGAGCGGGCATCTATATTTTGTCCGCGAGGCCGTATCGTGGAAGCGCATACGCGAATATTTTTGCCTAGCATCGGAAGACGGTGAAGTTGTCGAATTAAATGATACGGAGGCTATGTCGTGGCTGGCAAAAAATTCTTAGGCATCAATGTATTGGACGCTGCCAGAGCGAGGATTGCATGGGTATTCGATAACATCCCGCGCGTCTATGTATCTTTTAGCGGCGGGAAAGACTCTACAGTTATGCTGCATCTTGTGGCCGAGGAGGCCAGAAAGCGCAACAAAAGATTCGGACTGCTATTTGTAGACCTTGAAGGGCAATACAGGCTAACTATTGAACACGTGGCCGCGTGCTATGATATGTACTCCGACATCGTGGAGCCTTACTGGGTGGCGCTTCCTATTCACCTCCGCAATGCCGTATCTCAATTCGAGACACATTGGCTCTGCTGGGACAAGGCGCGCGAAGCTGATTGGGTTAGGTCTCGGCATATAACATCCATAGGCAACGAATCGTTCTTTCCGTTTTTCCGAAGCGGAATGGAGTTCGAAGAGTTCACGCCAGCATTCGGCCATTGGTTCGGCGACGGCAAGCTGACTGCGTGCTTTGTTGGGATTAGAACGGCCGAATCCTTAAACCGGTGGCGTACGATTGCCGCTGGGAGAAAGCAGGCCATGGACGGGAAGTGTTGGACTACGTGGTGCGGCGAGTCGTTGTGGAATATCTATCCAATCTACGACTGGAAAACCGAAGACATATGGACCTATCATGGAAAGTATCCAGATAGGCCATATAACAAGCTATATGACAGAATGTATCAGGCTGGTCTTACCATTCATCAAGCGCGAATCTGCCAGCCTTATGGTGACGACCAACGCAAAGGATTATGACTTTTTCACGTTATAGAGCCGGAGACGTGGGCCCGCGTTGTGGCTCGCGTCAACGGAGCCAACCAGGGCGCTATCTATGCGCAGGAGAGCGGGAACGTATTGGGGAGGATAACCATATCCAAACCAGAGAATCATTCGTGGCAATCGTTCGCGATGCTGCTGCTTGAAAGCCAGCCACCAAAAACGCAGGAACATTTTCGAAATAAAATTGCAGTTTTTTTAAAATGGTATGCTGACAGAGGTTTCTCGAATGGCATTCCTGATGATGGACCTCTAGACAAAAGCGCGCCATCATGGAAGCGAATATGCAAAGCTCTGCTGCGGAATGACTATTGGTGCAAAGGGCTTTCTTTTACTCAGCACAAGTCCGCCGCTTATCAAAAATACTTGAAGCTCATGGAGAGGAGGCGCAGAGAATGGAAGTTGATTTAACATGGACCACTAATCATCCGGTGTCCCGCGTGCAATGGCTACCCGTTGAGCAACTGCACGCTAATGACTATAATCCGAATGCCGTGGCGCCGCCGGAGATGAAGTTGCTCAGGATCTCTATTGAAAGTGACGGGTATACTCAGCCGATTGTTGCATGGATTGTAGACGAAAACGAGTACGAGGTCGTGGATGGCTTTCACCGTTACAAGGTAGGTGTCGAGCTTGGGCTGAGTCACCTTCCTGTTGTTGTTATAAACGCCGCCAGAGCTGACCGGAGCGACCGCATTGCCGCGACGATTCGGCATAATAGGGCTCGCGGCAAACATCAGGTCGGAGCCATGAGCGATATCGTGCAAGAACTTGCGCGGCGCAATTGGAGTGACCAGAAGATTGCGCGCGAGCTTGGCATGGAACCAGACGAAGTTTTGAGGCTCAAACAGATTACCGGACTTGCCGAGTTATTTGCTGACCGTGAATTTTCCGAGGCCTGGGAGGGCGATCCAGATGCATGATACCTTCACCGTCTCTGAGGCCGCCCGCATTCTCGGCGTCCACCGATCCCGCGTCTGGGTGCTGGTGCGGGACGGCCGCATCAAGGCGACCAGGGCCGGGCCGATCTGGCTCATCGAGCGCGCCGACCTGGACCGATACAGGGCGCTTCCGCCGGCGCCTCCGGGGCGGAAACGCGGTTGACCTTCCAGCCGCCCTTGGTTACCCTTCTCGCCATGGGCCGCGCCATCCTATATATCAGAGTCTCCACCGAGGACCAGGTCGCCGGGACCAGCCTCGCCACCCAAGAGGAGGCGTGCCGCGCTGCCGCCGCCCGGGGCGGGTTCGAGGTTGCGTCGGTGTTCCGGGACGAGGGCGAGTCGGCCAGGACAACGGACCGGCCCGGCCTCATGGCCGCCCTGGCCGCCGCCCGGAAGAAGGACGCGAACGCCCTCATCGTCTATAAAATCGACCGCCTAAGCCGGAACCAACTTGACTTCCTCACCATCAAAACGGCGCTCCTGTCTTGGCAGGTGCAGCTTATATCGGCCACGGAGCCTATGACCGAAGACCCGGCGGGACGGCTCACGGCCTCCCTCCTGGCGGCCATAGCGCAGTTCGACAACGAGGTTCGCGGCGCCCGGGCGAGAAGCGGCATGGAAGCCCGGGCTAAAGCGGGCGGCTGGGTATGGGTTGCGCCCCTGGGGTTCGAGAATGCCCGTAGTCAAGCGGGAGGCCCTACGTTGACCCTGGACACCATCCGGGCCGAGAAATTGCGTCCTGCGTGGTCCTGGGCGCTTGCTGGCGTGCCTTTGGCCGAAATTGCGGCGCGGCTTGAGGCGGCTGGATTAAAACCGGCCCGAAATGGACAGCTCACCGGGCGCACCGTCTGGCGGATGCTCCGCTCCCCGGTCTACGCCGGGATGATGAAGACCCGGCTTGCAGACGGGCGGATGATGCGCGGGGACTGGCCGGCGATCGTGGACGCCGAGACGTGGTGGGCCGTGCAGGAGAAGCTCGAGGGCAAGGCGCAGGCCAGGCCAAGGGTGACGGACCGGGACGACTTGCCGCTTCGGGGGTGGGTGCGGTGCGGATCCTGCGGGCGTCCGCTTACCGGATCGTGGAGCCGGGGACGCCGTGGCGGGCGCTACGCCTACTACCATTGCCACGAACGGTGCCGTGGCGTCAACGTGCGGGCGGATCGGCTTGAGGCCATGCTGCTGGAGGCCTTGGACGGCCTGGCGCTCCGACCGGAAGCGGCGAAGATTATCCGGGAAGAGGGAATCCGGGTTGCCCGGGAGCGTGAACTTATCAGCCGGACAGCGAAGAACGCCTCCGCGCAGGAAGCGGCACACCTGACACGCCAGCAAGACCGGCTCCTTGACCTCTACTTGGCTGGGCATCTGGACGCCGACGCCTACCACAACCGGGCTGGCAAAATCGCCGTGGAGCTGCTGAAGGCACGGGACCGGGCCGAAGCTGCGGCGGTGGAACACGCCGACTACCGGGCCATGATAGACGAGGCGCTGGCTCTTGTCGAACACCCGCGCCGATGGTGGCAAGCCTCGACCCTCAAAGAACGTAGGGCAATCGGTGCGCTGTTCTTTCCGTCGCCGCCGATTTTCGATGGAGAGGCTTGTCGAACCCCCGTAATTAACGAAGCCGTGCTACTTTATACGCAGCACGGCCTCGATGGTTCACGGTGGCACGCCACTTTGAACGAACTTGGAACCCTTATGCACTTTTTTTCGAAGGCTATAAGTATCGCGTCTTAATCCATTTCCGCAAGGCGACGTTCCTGTGCGGCGAGTTCGGCCTTCTCGGTCTTCGCGTTGTTTTCGGCAGCCTCTTTTTCAAGCGCCTCTTTGGCCGTTACGCCGATAATCGTCAAAACAAAAACAGCCGCAGAGATTAAAATAACAATCATTGGAAAATCTGACATGGCGTGACTCTCCTTTCACTTACGCGGAACGATCGGCACCTCCCCACCGCGCTTCGAATCTACCGGATACATTCTTATTATCTCTGACTTTTTCATCGTGCGGGACTGCCCGCGACTTGTGCTGAGTACCACCGTCTCCCCGTTTAATTCAACAAACCGAAGCAGGGCTTGCCCATCCCCAAGGCGCACCACCACCATATCACCCGTCTTTGCCGTCCTTGTCATATGGAACTTAACCTGATCCCCTCCTTCGACATAAGGTGCCATGTCATCGCCCTCCACGACCGCATACCCATACTCCTCCACTATTCCCTCCCAGTTGACAAACCCTCCTCCTTCTGCCGTTGCCGATACTGTTCCCGAAATTTTTAGGCTTAGCATGAACGTGGCTCCCGAACGGCCCGAAGATACCCCGGATAAAGAAACTTGTCCAATAAAATCCGGAATATCCTGAATGGTTTCCTCGCCCAGCCACCAGCCTACGGATAGGCCGGTAGCGGCGGCTAACGCCTCGACGGCTTTTAGGCCTGGGGACCGATCGCCCGTCAAATATCGGGATATAAAACCGCGCTGGAAGCCGTGTTCTACCTCAAAATCCTGCTGCTTTTTTCCCTTAAAGTACTGCCCTAACCTTTGTCTAAATGCGGCCTTCTGTTTGCTTGAAAGATTTTTTCCTACCATGGCGGATTTTTGGTTGAATCCTTTCCACCAAAAGCCGATATATTGGTAGAACGCTCATGGAAATCTACCAATGCAGAATCAACAAAAAATACAGATAGCCGACCCGGGGGTGGGAGAGACACGCCAGCAACAGCGTAGTTTCCATGAGCAACCCACTCTCGGGCTCGGCTTTTATTCCATTAGGCCGGAAGCGGGCTGCGAACGCCCCTCCCACCGCGCAGAGGCAAAATCTACCAATCCAATCGACAAATCGCAACAGGAAAATCTGCGCGCGTGGGCGCGGGCGTATTGGACGGCCGTCTTCGACCGGATGGAAAGGGGAGTCAAGTCATGAAACATACCCTCTACACCCGCAAGATCGGCGCCCGTGATTGGGTGCCAGTCTGCTACGCCGTGACCCGCGACGAGGTGCGGCGGCTGCTGGACCTCAAGGCCGCAGCCGAAATCGAGTTGCCCGGCAATGAGTACTGGCTGCAAGACGGCGAGGCCCCGCCAGAACCAGAGCCGGTCATCTGCAAGTGCGTTGAGTGGGAAGAGCGCGAAATCGAAGAGCGGAAGCTCGGGAGGTATCCATGGTAACTGACGCCATGAATCGCCTCGTCGATGAACTTCATCGCCTCGGAGAAGTCGATGCGCCAATCCATATCAACCGAATCGAAACCGGCGACGGTCCGCATTGGGCCATGACGGTGCATTTACACAATGGCAAGGCTTACCGCAGAACGGCGGCATCAATCACCGAATCCGCCGAATCCATCATCGCGCAGCTTGAAACGCTGCCAAGCTTCGAAAGGAGTATCCAATGTTAAAGGGAGTGACACGCGGCAAGCGCCGCCCGCCTAGGGTGGTTCTGTACGGGCCGCCAGGTGTTGGGAAAAGTACGTTCGGCGCGGATGCCGAGTCGCCGTTGTTCGTCCCGACGGAGGATGGGGTTGATAACGTCCCCGTGGACGCCTTCGGCAAAGCGGCATCCTGGACCGAACTACTTGAGAACGTGCGCCAGGTGGCAACCGAGAAGCACGATTACAAGACGCTTGTGATCGATACGCTGAACGGCGCGGCGGAACTCTGCGCCGACCACATCGTAAAGACGCTGTTCGGCGGCCAGCGTATCGCCCAGAAAGGCAACGGCGGATACGAAGCGTTCGGCAAGGGAGAAAAGGCCACGGCGGAAGAAATGCGGGCGTTGCTTGCCTTGATGGACGATTGCCGGGCTCGAGGGATGACGGTACTTCTTCTCGGCCATACCGGCCTTCAGAACGTGCAGCACCCGACGGAAGGCGGCTATACGAAGTTCGCGCCGGAAATGCCTAAGGCCGCGTGGGCCAAGGTGTCGGCCTGGGCGGACATCGTGCTTCGCGCCGACTACGAATACACCATCCTAAAGAATGGCGGACCGAAGGGCCGGGCTATCGGATCGTCCACGCGCATCGTCTATGCGGCTGGCGAAGCCGCCGCCGACGCTAAGTGCCGCGTCGGCTACGAACTGCCAGACACGTTCGGACTTAGCTACGACGAGTTCGCCGCCCACCTCGGATCCGGCGCATCGACCCTTGAGGAAATCAAAACCCTATGGCCGTTGCTTTCGGAGCAGCAGGCCCGCGAGGCAATCGCATGGCTTGGCTGCGACGACATAGCGGACGCGCCGCTGACTAAGGCACGCAAACTATTGAACAGGCTGCGGCAGATCGCGGCCGAGAAAAACAACAATCAGGCCGACGAGGCTGAGAATAAGGAGAAGGTAGCATGAGCGAGAATAACATTCATCCTGCGGGACAGTTCGCGGCGACCGTCGCCGACCACGGAATCACGAAAACCAGTAACGGCAAGGAACAGGTGGCCGTCAAGTTCGAGACAGAACACGGATTTATCACCGGGTTTTTCGCGCTGTCCGAGAAGGCCATCGAATACACGCTGGAAAAGCTACAGGCGTGCGGGTTCGACGGATCGTCGCTGCTGGAATTGCAGAGTGACCCGCCGAGACTTGCTGGAAACAAGTGCAGCATCAAAGTCGTACATGAGGAATACGATGGCAAGACCAACGCTAAGGTTCAGTTTGTGAACCCCGATGGCTACGTTGGCTTCGAACTCAAGAAGGACACGGACGCTGCCGCCAACGCAGCCAAGAAGTACGACGCGCTGCTGCGTGCACGGATCGGTTCAAAGTCAGCACAAACAAAACTCGCGCAAGGCGCGGACTTCCCCGCCAACGACGGCGACGTGCCGTTTTAAGGTGCATCATGAAGGTGCTTACATCCTCTTCCTTGAGCGCCTTCCGGGACTGCCCGCGCAAGTACTTTCATCAGTACGAGCGCGGGCGCGTCCCGCTTGCCGAGAGCGAGGCGCTTACGCTCGGCAAATGGATCCACGCCGCATTGGATGCGTGGTGGCGCATCGACGGCACCATTCAAGACAGGCACCTTGCGGCCGTAGAAGCCGCGCCGCTTGATTTGATGCCCGAACAAACCATGGCGCGCGCGCTTGCAATGCTGTATCACTACGCGCCGCCCGTAGACCAATTTAATGTGCTGGCTGTTGAGCAGCCGTTCGAAGTGAAAATCGAGAACGGCAATGGCAAGGGCCGATCGTTCTACGGGTACCGCCTCGCCGGAAAAATCGACGTTGTTCTGAAGCGCAAAGATACCGGCGACATTTGGATCATGGACCACAAGACTACAACGCGCGAGATTGTCGGCTTCGGTTCTTACTGGCAACGGCTTCAAGTCGACGGCCAGATGTCGAACTACTGCCTTGCGTTCAACGCGCGCGGGTTCATCTACGACGCGCTTAGAGTGCCGTCCGTGCGATTGTGCGGCAAAGACGAAGCAGAGGCCGCAAAAACCGGAACCGATCCATCCGAAGCTTATATGCAACGGTGCATCAGCATAATCGCGGAAGATCCGGCTCAATGGTATCAATGGCGAGAATATACCAAGACAAACGACGATATGGCCGAGGCGCGTCAAGACCTCTGGCAACAAGTCGAGATGTTCCGCTCGTGCGACACCGCAGCGCGCTGGCCGCGCAATCCCAATGCGTGTGTTGGCCTTTACGGGACGTGTCCTTATTTGGATGTTTGTACCGGCAAGGCTGACCTGGACGATGATGCGCTGTTCCGCACGAAGGCGGAAGCGCACGAGGAATTAAACGAATTATGATTATTTGTTCTGGCGCCCGCGCGAATACCAAAACAGTTACCGCTAGCCGGGTACTGAAGGATCGGTACGCGCGCGGGGCCAGCCTTGCAAATATGCCCGTCGCTCTTATTGCCGCACGACCGGCGGTGGAGACAACCGGAACATCGCCGGGGCATGGGGCGACGGGCTTTGACACAAGAAGGGCAAGCGTCGTCGCCCGGCGAAGTGGCGGTAGGGTGGGCGGCGACAGCAAGCCTTATACGACTTCAATCGTCGGATAAATGCCCCGACGGTTTGTTCTTTGAAAAAGGCGGGCTGGGAGGAAACAGTGTTATTTAACAATAATCTGTTGGCGAGGCTTACGGCGCTTTGCAAGAGTGATGCCGTAAAATAACGACTAATGTGCGTTCGCTCTGATTTGTTGTTTAAGGCTTTTAACGCTGTATTTCCCCGGAAGCTTTTGTGTGTGTATTTCATCTAGTATCCCTTCCAGCCCGCCGTTTTTAATCAGCAAAAATAATCGTTCTTTGACATGGCGGCTCGGCAAGATCTAAGGGCCTGATGGATGGCAACAATTTATTCCTATGTTGGAATAAGCCATGTATTTTTAGATGTCTGCATACACGACATCGCCAAACAAAAGGCCGCAGCGGAAGTCCTAAACGAGTGCCGAGCCGCCACCTTTAACACACAACGGCCGCCGCGCCTCACGCACCTGAGGTAGCGGTAACCGCCTCAGAGGCAAGGCGGCCTACTTTTACACCATGACGCGCACCAGGGAAAAATTGGCGGTACTTTACCATCTTGATATGTAGACGCACGATCAGCAACGCGCAATGCGCCGATTGCTGATTTGTAGGCAAGAATTGGAGAATACCATGCAGGTAAAAATATTAGGCAACAAGCAATCTCGGTGGGTACGCATAAAGCACGGCGCGACTGCCAATCCCGCGCCGAATTTCATGGACCCCTCCGACGCAGAGCCCGGGCCTGGCGTCCTGTTACGCGCCGAGGCCCGGGCGTTTTTCATTGCCTGGGTTGTTGGCGTCTTGGCGTTCTTGCTTCTTCTCGGGCTCGTGATTGCGTGCGGGTATCCGCTGATTGGCGGTGGCGCATGAGCAAGAAGCCGAACAACTGCCGGACGTGTCGGTGGTGGCATAAGATAGGCCGTATGGAATCCGTCAACGAATGGTACGGATCCTGCGACGCGCCCGTTCCTTTTTGGGTTCTATGCACAATTGCGGGGCAACCAACGCGGGCCACAGATGGCCGCGACTGCGCCTGCTGGAAAGGCACGAACAACACGCCGAAGATGGGGGAATCATGAACACCAGCTTAGAACCCGGCAGCTTCTACCGATTCGCTTTGTCAATCGGCACCCACCATTGCCACGAGTGCCGTAAGGTGCTCAACAACGGAACACCATACGCCGTTAAGTACAAGCTGGACGAACGCGGCATCGAACAAGTGCTCGAGGTACTTTGCCTCGATGTCTGCTTCCTCAAGCGAATCAATCTGGCCGAGAAAGAAGGAGCGGCGGCGTGATCTACCGCATTCGGGACTGGGATAGCAATTTCGAAAACAACCGGACGCGCAACCGTCCGAAGCTCGGATGGGTGCCGGTTCCGAACAAGCACGACGGAGAAGGATTCCGGCGCATCATGGCCGAGGCCGACGGCATCGTCATCTATGGGTGCTGGCACCTAATCCTACAGGTGGCATCCAAGTGCGCGCCCCGTGGCACCCTCGTGCGCTACGATGGCACCCCCCTGCAAGCGGCCGATATTGCCCTTCGAACCGGCTGGCGGAAGGAAAAGGACGTTCAACGAGCCTTGGAGTTCTGTTCATCGCCGGAAGTCGGTTGGCTGGAAATAGTTGCATACCCCTGGCACGACGGTGACACCCCCCTGGCAACAGAGTGCGCACAGGGTGCCCTGAAAGAAAGAATAGAAGAGAATAGAAGAGAAGAGAATAGAAGAGAAGAGAAAGAACCGGACGCGGCTAGCGCCGCTGTTTCTTGCCCTCATCAGGAAATCATCCAAGCATACCACGAAGAATGCCGGGCGCTGCCAGCCGTGAAGACGTGGAACGGATCCGGGCGTACCGCGCTGGCTACCCGCTGGAAGGAAGAACCGGAACGGCAATCGGTGGATTGGTGGCGGGCGTTCTTCCGCGACCAGGTCGCCACGTCCGACTTTCTAATGGGCCGTGCTACCGACTTCCGCGCAACCCTCAACTGGCTTGTCGGGCCAAAGAACTTCGAGAAAGTGCTGAACGGGCAATACGTCAACCGCAGCGCGGCGGCATCGGTGGCAAGCTACGAATCGCCGCTTGAGAAATATCGACGCGAAAGGGATTCAAAAAATGGAAGTAAGTGAACCAGTCCGCGTATTTGCGGAAGAGATAAACAGCCGATTTGATTCACCGCTAAAAGCGGCGCTTGTAGAAGATATTCAGCGCGACATTTTCGATTCCATGCACCCCACGGATGCCGAGGTGGACGCGGCGCTGAAGCACATTCGGCAGACGTGCGAACGCAAGCCGTCCTTGAAAGTGATTCTTGAAGCCTTTCTTCTGGCGCGTCGCGGCGCTGGTTTATCTTGGCGTGTTGGCCAGCCATGCAAGAACTGTGGCGGCGTGGGCTGGATGCGTACATGGCGCGGCGACTGGCCGAATCCGCATTGGTTCAACGCACCGTGTTCGTGCGGCAACGCGCCGCAATGGGCGCGGCAACTTCCACGGTTCAACCATATCGAAGGCATGTCCATGAACGCGTTCGAGTCGTTCGCTGGCCGCCGGTTCATGGAAAGCGACTTCGATTTCAAACGGCGCACGCGTGAATTAATGGCGACGGTGAAGCCGGAAATGCGGGCATGGGCCGAGAAGCATGTTGGTAAGGATTTTAGGAACGTGCCGGACAGCGAACGCGGCGGCGACGTGGAACGGATAGCCGATTATGACGATGGGGAGTTCGACCTATGACGGGCGGTATGAGAGAAACAACCATCACCGGCCGCGTGCTGGTTCTTCGCGGCCTACCGTGGCCGCCGAGCGTGAATCGCTATTATCGGCACGTCAGCCTCAAAGGCCGGCACGCAACCCTCATCAGCCGGGAAGGCCGGTTGTTCCGAAACAAGGTAGCCGAGTATTGCTTAATTAACCAGACGCCGACGATGACCGGACAACTCGACTTGTCCGTTTACTTGGAACCACCGGACAAGAGAATCCGCGACGTGGACAACTCGCTGAAGTCGCTGCTGGATGCGTTGCAGCACGCCAAGGTGATCGAGAACGATTCGCAGATTTACCGGCTTGAAGCAATCAAGGCCGCGCCGCATAAGGGCGGGCGCGTGACCGTGACCATTATTCCGTATGTGGCGGATCTTTAACGTTTTTACAAGGAGCATATCATGGAGCAGGATATTATAAAACAGGAAGCATTTTATCTCGCCACCATTACACCAGAGATTGCCGAACGGTGGCTGGAATATAACAATATTCATAACAGGCCACTTCAAAACAAATGCGTCTATAATTTAGCGAAGGAAATGAAAGAAGGTAGGTGGGTTGTTAATGGCGACACTATTAGATTTTCAAAAAATAGAACGCTATTGGACGGGCAACATCGGCTATGGGCCTGCATAGAAGCGAATGTCCCTTTTCAGTCGTATGTTATTTGTGGATTGGATATGGATGTTTTTGACACTTTAGACAGTGGAAAGCGCCGCACTGGGGCGGATGTATTATCAATTTATGGAGAACAAAACACGGCTTGCCTTGCCGCAGCTCTTGCTCTTGTAGATCGGTATATGACAAGCAGAATGTACCCAGGCGTCAGATACGCGAACTCTGAGTTATTAGACTTGGCTAAAAAATATCCAAAAGTACGCGATAGCACATCTAAGGCCTGCGGCAACCTAAAAGGGCTGCTCCCTAATTCCATTATGGCTGCGTGTCATTATTTATTTTCATTGAAAGATCCAAAACTTGCCGACGAGGTAATGGAAAAAGTGAGAAAAGGAACATACCTCGCAGACGATGATCCCATTCGAGTATTCCGAGAGCGGCTATTGAATAATTCCATATCTAAAGCAAAGCTCAGCCGGGAATATATCATGGCGCTTTTTATTAAAGCATGGAATGCCGCGAGGGCTGGTCGGCCGGTTCGCGCATTGCGGTATCAAAAGGACGAGGCATTCCCGGTTGTACAGTAAATTGAGCATAATAATGGAGTCTGTTTTATGAACGATGCCGTACTCGCAAGGCTGGATATAGCACGCGCCGCGCTTGAGAAGGCGGACACTGTAGATGAGATAAAACAGATTGCGGACATTGCGGCGGCCGCGATTGTTTTCGCGCGGCGCGTGAACCGCAGCGTCGAGGTCATCAACAAGGGTCTCTCAATCAAGACCCGCGCGGAGCGGAAGCTGGGCCAGGCGATTAAGGACGGCCAGGAGCGTGGGGAGCTTCGCAAAGCTGGCGGCTCCGGTGATTCTGTAAAAAGTACAAAATCATTCGAAGACCTCGGCATAGATTCCAACCAGTCGCGGAAGTCGCGCACCCTGGCAGCGATTCCCGACGATGTCTTCGAAGAGACATTGGCGCAGGTGGAGGAAGCGCCGGTACGGCTCAATGAATCCGAGATTTTGCGAATCGCGAGCGCGTTAAAGGCCAAGAAGGTCAAGCGCAAGAAGCCAGGGCTGGTTTACGACGTTAACAAAAACGAGTCGGCCATATGCAGTCTTGAATCTTTGATCGCCGATGGTTCAAAATTCGGAACTATCTATGCGGATCCTCCGTGGCGCTACGGAAACCAGGGCACGCGCGCAGCAACTGATAATCACTACGTCACCATGACGCCCGCTGAGATTGCCGCGTTGCCAATCGCCTCGCTTGCCGCAGAGCAAGCCCACCTGCACCTGTGGACAACCAACGCTTTTCTGTTCGATTCCAAGGCAATTATCGAGGCTTGGGGGTTCGAATACAAAAGCGTATTTGTTTGGGTAAAGCCACAAATGGGCATTGGAAATTACTGGCGCGTATCCCATGAGCTAATGTTGCTTGGAGTTCGTGGAGGTCTTACGTTTCCAGACAAAAATATGAAAAGCTGGATTGAGGCGAGCAGAACTAAACACAGTTCAAAGCCTGCAGAGATTAGAAAGCTGATCGAGCGGGCGAGTCCGGGGCCGCGCCTTGAATTATTTGGTCGGCAAACGTCGCCAGGCTGGACGGTCTGGGGAAATGAAATAGAAAAAACGCTCTTTAATGGGGAGGCATTCGCCAATGGGTAACGGATACGAAGAGGCATGCGCCGTAGAAAAAAAGGCCATGCTGGATCTTGTTCCCTTTTTACGAGACAACATTGCGTTCGAAGGACGTTTTGTTGTTACCAGCAAGGGCAGGCTTGCACCAATGCTGCAAAAGTCAGTAGGTGATGTCCTTGTCAATACTGACGCTGAAACGCTGTGGTCTGTTGAAATAAAATCAGAAGCCAGAACAACCGGAAATCTGTTTCTTGAGACGTGGTCTAATTCACCGCGCTTTACGCTTGGATGGATGTATACGCTCAACGCGGATATTCTATGGTATTATTTTATGGATACCGGCAAGTTGTATTCCATGTCCTTTCCGTCTCTAAAGAGATGGGCTTTTTACGATAGAAATAAGCATGGCGTTGCTGGAAAGCTGTACGAATACCGAGAAGTAGAACAGAAGAAGCACGCGCAATTAAATATAACCTGCGGAAGAATTGTCCCTATTGTTGACATTGAATGTGCAATAGGAATGAAAACGTGGCACGTCGCGAGCAATGAACTTGTAAAAGATGCAAAGCCACCTAAACAGCAGTCACTATTTGGAGGCGATAAAGCGGCATGATTTATTTAGCATCCCCACTAACCCACGAAAGCCTCGGCGTCATGGAGCGCCGCATCGACGCGACGGCGAAGGTGTACGCCAGGCTTCATCGGCAGGGCATCTACACCATCGCGCCGACGGTTGCCTCATGGGAGCTTGCGCGGCGCAGCGGCCTTCCTACCGACTGGAATTTCTGGCGGCCGTGGTGCCTCGCGCTGCTTCGGCGGTGTTCTGGAATGTATATCCTGCGTTTGCCGGGCTGGGAGCGAAGCGTTGGGAACGCGAAGGAGTACGTAGAATTGACACATGACACCCACGCCGTTCGGATCAACCGGCGAATAATCCTACTTAGGCTTTTTCCCATGGCGCATCTTTTCATCAACTACCTCACATCAAGCCGCCCCGGGCGGCGTGGGTTCTTTTTTGTTTCTTAATTCAAGGAGGTGAATCAATGGTAGCTTTTTCGAAAGACACGATGGATTATTTGGCTGCGGCTGCTGCCGTAAAGACTGTGAAGGTGACGCCAACAGAAAGCATCGACGCTGCGCTGGCGCAGCTTCCAAACGGCGGCGTGCTTTTTATGGAGGGTGAGTTTAATGACATCAACAACCGCTTGCGCCTGAACAACCGGCGGTATACGAAGGAATCGCCGCTGATTATTGACGGGCAGGATAAGACGGTTCACGGGCCGAGTGTTAGCGTGCAGGATTCGCAATGGAT